ACATTGGGTCGTTCAGCAGACCAGAGGCTGATACAGCCAGTCGCTTGGTATCGGAACAGGCTTTGCCCTTGGAATTGCCGCTGTCGGAGACGCGTGAACCCCACTGGTCGTGCTTGCAGGTGGCGCACTTGGTTGACTGTGGGTTCTGGGCATCAGCTGCTGGGGCAATACCGTCGTTTGAGTAGCAGTCAGGCTTAGTGTTCTCTGCGTCTTTGTCGTAGCCCTTCATGTAGAAGACTTTGCTTTTGCCCTTACCGGCTTTTACCAAAACTACGTCTACGCTAGTAGCCGCGCTCTCTGGGTCTTTGGGGTTGGGTAGAACCTTGCGCTCGTTGTCACGAACTACGGCGAATACCTTGCCCTTGATGGACAGTACCGGGAAGCCGCCATTTGCGCCGGACGCTAGGTCTGAGTTTAGCGCTGAGCGGTCAATGTTCTTGAGGTACGCAGGTAAGCTGCCGGTTTGGTCGAATGGAATGATGTTCATAATTTTCTCTTAGTTGGTTGATGGTTTGGTGAGTTATGTGCTTTTGCGCACGTTTACAACACGTTCTACTCGCAGGTTTACACCCGGTGGCAGCTCGTCGTTATTGTTTTCTCGGAACTGCTCTACGCCAGCTTTTGCCACGCGCACTTCAAGCAGCCCCCAGTCATCGTTTTTGCGGACGTGGCTCATAAACACTTCCTTGTCTGCGATGCTGGTGGTGGTGCGGGTCGTGCTGTACGCGGTTCCGAATTCTGTCTTGACTGAGTCAACGCCAGTCTTGTTAAATGTGTCCATCAGCTTGGCTTCCAACTGCCCTAGCTTGGTGTTGATCGGCTCGCACTTCTCATCGAACTCAGCTTTTAGCTGGGCCTTTTTGTTGCGCAACTTGATGTAAATTTCTACGGCTTCTGATATTGTCATGGTTCAATTCTCTCTTTCATCATTTCTAAAAGTAGACCCTGCATTGACTGCTTTTCTTGCAGCCTTTTGTACACGCGGCGCTCAATCTCAGTGCCCGATATGTGGACGATTACCGTAGTCCTCGTCTGACCCGGGCGCCTTACCCTTGCGCACGCTTGCTCGTAAACCTCGTTGCTGTGAACTGGTGCGTACCACACGATCGTGGTAGCTGCAGTCAGTGTCAGCCCGTGGCTCATTGTTGAGGCGTTAGCTACCAAGACTCTGGGGTCAGCTTGCTTCTGGAATTCCCCGAAGATTCTGTCCCTGTCTGACTTGCTAGTCCTGCCATGCACCGTTTCTACCGTGCAAACCTTACTCAGTTCTGACGCCACGCTTTCAAGCGCGCCAGTCAGGGGGACAAATACTATTACCTTGCCCTCTGATTCTTCTATCACTTCCTTCAGTAAATCCATGCGGGGCTTGGACGGTATTTCTATCTCCTCCCCGTTAGTCCCGTAGGCGACACCGCAAGCAATCTGAATGAGCTTATTGGCCTTAACCGCCTCATTGACCGCCATGATTTGCCCACCTTGGTACTCCGCTGCCAGCTTACTTAGCATGTCTTTGTACGCTTTGGCCTGCTCCGGTGTTAAGGGCACATCCCTATACAAAAACGTTTGCTCGGGTAAGTCAACGCAGTCGTCTAGTGAGTAGCGTATGGCGGGCTGCATCATGTTGTAGACGACATCATTGGCCTTATCACGTACCACCCACTTAAACGGAGTCAGCTGCCGCATAACAGAGTCTCGGAACGCGCCGAAGTACTTGGGAACCATTGGGTTGTCTGGGGTAACCAGTTTGCACTGCGCCCACGCATCAGTCGGTGCGTTAGGTGTTGGCGACCCAGTCATGCCCCACACGCGCCTAGTACCCTGTTTGTTACATATGGTGTTCAGTATCTTCCAGCGGTCAGTGCTCTGGTTACGCGCTAGTGCTAGCTCGTCTACAACGATTAGGTCTATGTCGGGGCGCTTGGCCAGAGACTCCGAGATAGTTGCTATACCATCTATGTTGATTATGTAGATGTCAACGTCCTGCTTCAGTAGCTTGTTGCGCCGCTCTCGAGTTCCGTGGAGAACAACCGCGTCCATGTTTGGAAACGTCTGAAATATAGAGTCGGCCCAAGTCCTTTCCATGGTTGACAGCGGGCACACAACAAGCATCTTGTTGACACCCTTGGTTCGTTTTAGATAGTCAAACGCCCACAAAGCGCTGTTTGTTTTGCCTGTCCCCATGCCGTTAAGACAGAAGGCTCGGCGCTGCATAGACAGGAAACTAGCTGTTTCTCGCTGTGCTTCAAACGGGTCGTAGCGCCCACCCACTTTAGGCCAGTCGTAATGAACTGGCATGGGTGCATCTACGTCGAACCCTAAGTTGCGAAGTACTTTTGTCTCGTCAGGACGGTGGGGTACTGCAACTATGGGGCTCCCTTTGTGGTTGATTACTATCGCTGTTGGTATGACAGACGTTACTCGTGATGGGTTTTTAAGCCTGAGTAAGACTGCTTTCTTCTCTTTGTGGATTAGCATGTTACTTGTCTGGGTTGTAACTTCCAGAGCCTTTCCTCCATGCGCGGTTCTTTGCGCGTTCTTGTACTGTGGTGTTGCCCTTGCCGTTGCTGCCACCGTTTTCCAGTGACTTCTTGTGGGCTACGTCTTTGCCATCACCCTTGGCTGCGGTTCCGACCTTAATAGCTTCACGCCTAGCGGCGTTGTTCTTAACTCGCTTGGCAACTTCCTCCGGCTTAGCGTTGTAAGCTTTTTGGTATTCCAATTTGCGTGGTGTAGATTTAGTCAATTCTCAACTCCTAGTTTTCGTAGTACGTCTACAGTGGTGAACAGTTCGTCTAGCTGGGCCGGGTCGTCTACTACCCATGCTTTGCCAGAGGCTTCGTTTATCTGCCGGATGACTCGATCTTGGTTAGCGGTCGTCTGGCTTTTCTTACCCGGGGCCTTAGTCTCTATACCAATGAAATAGCCCTTGTAGCAGCATATTAGATCAGGTATGCCCGACTGGCCCATGCCGTTGCTGACTGGCATAAAGTACCATGCGCCGCGCTCCTTGAGGTACTTCTTAACTGCGTCCTTGACCTTGCCTTCTGGGGTACTAGCCATTGTTTCTCTTCCCGTTAAATTCACAGCTCAATACTGGACACCATGCCTTACACAGCCCTGACGTCTTGGCAGGCCACTTATCTCTGGCGTATGCAGACTCCAGCTTAGCTACGCGAGGTACGAACTGCTGCCATATGATCGGGGCTTCATCCCGGGTGAACGGCCTGCGGTCTGTCTTGGTGATGTTCCAATCGACCTTGCGTTCCTTGAGCCATATGAATCCTGTAGACACAAAATTCACTTCGGGGTGATGCGCGAATACATAGTTGACGTACAAATCTAACTGCTCCGTAGGCTTGCGCTTACCGGTTTTGTAGTCCATGACCAAAGCCTTGTCGCCGTTGATTACTACCAAGTCAGCGATTCCTCTAGTCCAAGCGCCCTTCCAATCACATGGCTGAAAGTTCTTGTCTAGTGCGTACTTCTCTTCTACCAGCTTCTTACCCGGCAGCTTAGCCAGCTTGTTGGCTAGGGCTTGCCACTGGGTCATACCTTCCGGCAGTATCACCCCATGCTCGATAAATTCTTCTAATGCGGTATGGACTTTTGTACCCCACTCAGTGTGTATCGTAGGCGGGTCGGATATGTCTCTGGCTACTTTTAGGTGGTAGAACTTGCGCGGGCAGTTCTCAAAAGTGTCTAGTTGGCTGTATGTCCAAGCTGGCTGTGTCATGATTCTCCAATGCAGTTGCGCCCCAATACGTCATTCGACGTTTGGGGTTTGTTCTCGTAGCGCTATCGTACCAAATACCCAGCGCAAGTCAACAGTTATTTAGCCGCTCCATAAGAGTCGGCGATGTCGCCCTCACTCCAAGTAATCAATTCAGGCCACCAACTAACTCCGGCCCGCATGATGCTTTGCAATTCGCCTAGCGCATCTTCTGCATCCGCTTCTGGGACGACGTAGACAAGTTCGTCGTGCACTGTCATTGATGGGCGAAGGCCGCTTTGCTTGTAGAACGATAGTGAGTGCTGAGCGATTATGTCTCGAGCTAGCGCCTGAACAAGATTCTCAACGCCCTTACCGGCATATATGCGAGCGCGGGTTCTGCTGTTGCCGTACCACCATTCGTACTTGCCATTGTCGTTTTCTTTTACTAGGTTGGGGTAATAAATCTTTCTGCCGGACGGGAGTCGAACCGCGTTCTTCTCGGTAATGCACATACCCCAAGGGTCGATGGCTGTCTCTACACCCTGAAGTATTGGTAGTAGGCTAGACTGAAATGACTTCCACCCAGCTACTATGTCGTGGTATGTAGCCCGCCAGTCAGTTACTACCTCAAGCGATTCTTCGGTGGATAGTTCCAAGCCGCCCATTAGCTTGGCTACGGTACGAAATGTGACGTGCCCAGACCCAAAGCCCAGACCTAACTGCGCTACCTTGGCCAGCTGGCGCTGTGGCTTTGTTACCTCATCGACATCAATCCCGTAACGTGCCGCCGCAAACGCTTTGTACAAGTCTGCTTCCGCGTCAGCGGAGTACAAGTCCATAGACTGCTGCACTTTCCACAAGTAGTGGTTAACCCGCAGCTCGATGCCGGACAAGTCAGCAACAACAATCTTATGGCCCTTGGGTGCCAGCACTGAATTACGTAGTGCGTTAGACGCTTTCCCCCCGGAGATACGTGGGAGGTTCTGCATGTTGTACTGCTCTCCAGACCAACGCCCAGTGGTGTCTGCTCCAGCGTAGCGTAGCGGCACCGGCAGCTTGCCGCCGCATGCGTCCGCTGCTCTAATGAACGCCTCTAGCCGGGTCTCCAGAATGGTGGACTTGACTTCCAGCCTAGCCTGCGCTGCTGCAGCTACAAGCGGGTTGTCGTTCTCTAGCAGGTCTAAAAAGCCTTGGTCTGTTTTGGCAAGTGCGGAAGTCTCTTTGCCAGTCGTCTTAGATATTTTCTTCGGTGTCTCAACCCCGAGCTTGCTAAGTAGTTCGCAAAACTTGACGGAGCTAGCCAATTTTTGCCTGACCAGCTCAGTGATTGCCGTGTCTTCCTGCAAGGACTCGAATACCAAGTCTTCTACGCCTAGCAACTCAGCCAACTTCACTAGGGATTCGTGCTTCTCTTCCTTAACCTGAGCCAGCGCCTTGCGGACAGTTTCATAGTCCAAAACAAATTTGGGGTCTACAAGCATTCGGGTAGTAGTGTCTATGTGCCACAGCTCGCTCTTAGGTATTTCTTTTACCAGCTTCTTGAACAGGGCAGCGCACAAGTCGGTGTCAACTTTGTTGTAGCCCTCCATCAACTCTATCTCTTCCGGCGAGAAGTCCTTGAGGTGCTTGCCTTTGGTGTTCGTGGCAACCAAATCTAATTTAGCGCCGACGTTGTGTTCCGCCGACAGCTTCTTCAGGGATACGCCAACGAGCGGCTTGCCGCCGACCATAGTTTTGGTCTTGGAGTATTTAGACCTAGCCATGGCTGCTGTACAGCCATACATCTTGGGGTCTACGCCGCAGCGCCACTTCAGAATCATTGAGTCAAACCCAGACATGTTGTGGCCCACTGCCATCTTGTCAGACCAGTCTATGCCCTGTAAGTGATCTATGATTTCTTGTTCCCCAAACAAGACGTAAGTTTCTCCATCACCGATCTTGATAGCCACCGATATGATTTCTGTATCTGGGTGCATGACGTACTCGGTGGGCGGCATCTTAGTTAGTGTGTGTCCAACGTCCCAAAACGTCTCGAAGTCTATGTATACGGGTGTCATGGTCGGCTCCTATTTATTTTGGCGATTCCAGCTGAATGATTAACTCTATGTAGTGCTTGGCCTTCTCCAAGTCTGCGAGGCCATTCTTGTTGCGCCAGCGTGTGATGTACTTGACGACGTTGCCTTCTAAGTACGGCATATTGTTAGCGTGTATGTACTGCACTGGTTGAATCTTGAGGTCTTTGTAGTGGTCGCCACCCACCTGCTTGTCTAGCGCTGTGGTCATTGAACCTCCTGTCCGGGTTCTAAGTCGTGTAGTCCCCGCGCTTTCTCTACTGTGGGCGTGTCTAGCGCTATGGTTGATACGGCTTGAATTCGCAGTAAGTGCTGGCGCATGCGCAGTGCCTCATCGGTTACAAACGCCAAGCCTTCTTTGAGGTCGCTAACTTCTTCTTGCAGGGCGGCAACTTCTTCTTGTAGGTCGGCCACAAGAAAATCTAATTCGCGTTCTATCTCATTCATACTGGTGCATCCTTACGGTAGTAGCGTACGCCGAGGACAAGGCTCGGGCATTTTAGGAAGTCATACGCGCCGGGGCGCATACACGTTTGGTCTAGCTCATCGCCAGTGTAGTCTGGCCTATCTCTCATGCTGTTCTGCTTGATGGTTCGCTGCTCGGCCTTACCACTGAATATACTGACGGGCTTCAAGTCCTGCAGGCTGTTCAGTTTCTGTATGCCTTGATTGGTAATGGAGTACGTGCTTGAGTCGTGAAATGCCTTGATGTCGCCTTTGATTACCATGGGTTCAACGAAGTCCACCTTGAACACCTTACGGCTACAGCGAGTGGACGCGGCCATCTTTTGCAGTGTGTTAATTTGGGTCGTGCCTAAGTCGTTCAGCGTGGCTAGTATGTAGTGCGCTGTGCCTTGGGGTTTGTATGTCATGTATGCCATTAGTAAAGTCCAGTTAAGTCGACAGGTTTGTAATTAGGGCCTTTGGCAATCTTGCCATTCTCATCAAATATGGGTTGACCGTGCTCATCGAACTTAGACCAGTTGCTTGTGTTTACGCGGTCTACGGCTTGTGGTACATCCATGCCAGCACGGTAGCCCGCGCCAACAGCGGTTACTACTTGGTCGGCTAGGCTGTCTAAGAACTCTTTGCGGTTGGTGATGTGCATCTTAGTCTCTCCGCTCTTGAGGCCAGCGGATAGGTGGTCTAGTGCGTCTACTGCGTGCAGTAAATCAAAGCCAGAGTTAGTGTTGTGCCCAAGTACCGCGAGGGTGTCTAGCATCTCTACGAACTCCTCGATGTGACATCCTAGCTGCGCGTTGAAGTCTTCCTCGATTGGCCAAGGTTTAGCACGGGCATGCCATAGTTGTGTTGTGTCTAAGCTCATTTATTTAGTGCCTTTCGTTCTTGGTGAATTTTAAATTTCTTTTGGTTAGCGGGTAGCTCTTGCTTGGCTCTGGCGATACCTCCAGCTTTGTTTCTCTCTGAGCGCAAGATTTGCTTGTCGTTGCTCAGGAACCCCTTGCCTTGGAACATGGTAAATGCGTTTCCTGTTGATAGCTTGTCTGTCATCTGAAGTGTCCGACATTGTCTATCGCCAAGATAAACACACTGACCGCTAACACCGCCAACATGAACTTGGCAAACGATGCTATGTTCTCCAGCCAATGCAGCGGTATGTCTATATGGTAATCAATGGTCGGCTTGTCTGGCTTTGGCATGCGCTTTGGGTTAATGCGTCTGCGCAACCATGCGTTAGTTCTTCTGATCTCTTTTTCTGCGCTCATTTCTTTCTCCTGTGGTATTTATAAAAAACGTGGAACCCAATTACTTCAGTCATTTCCAACCTGCTTGCCCACTGCGGGTAAACAGCTATTGTGTGGTAATGCGTTGACCTTCGCGTGTTGTCCTTTAGCCTTCCCGCCATTGCCTTAGCCACGACCCGTTGCACCTTTTGCGTGTACGCGACCAGCCTAGGGTTCCGCGCTCTGTAATCGTTAGCCCAGCTAAACTGTTTGCTTTGATAAACAACCCTGCAGATTGAATTAGGCCAACGCTTACTTGCGACTCTGTTTAAGACTACGTTAGCTACCGCCCTGATACCCGCCAGACTTTCGCCACGTGCTTCGTAGTGCAGATTGTCAGCCAAGCATTTTGCCTGCTTACTGTACGGCACGGCCATTACTGATGTTGGTAGCATCAACAAAGCCAGTAGTAACTTAAACACTGCCTCTTGCGCGCACGCCGTCGGCGCACCAGTTGGCGGCAACCATCTCAGGAGCATCGTCTGCG